TCAAGAATCACCAGGGCGGACCTATGAAGTGTGTACACAAGAAGGGCCTGACTCACTTCTACAACATGATAACCGTTGAGGAAATCATGAAGTCCACCTTGATTGCCAACGAACTAAGCAATACATCTGCGCAATTACCCAAACTTAACTGGGTATACAGCCACTACTTAGCCAGTAAAACGGCGTGGTGGATATGGGATACCGAGTTTGAGCATGTCCTCTATCAGACTTTCATGAAGACCATGTTTGACGAAGATGAGGACAAAATCAACACCAAGGATATGTACTTCAACGCCGTGGCTATTGACGAGACAGGCACCCTTCCCAACGCTGGCATAGTAGGGAGTCAGGGTACTTAATAATAGTGCCCTGCTTCTTTGAAAGGAGTTGAAGAATATGCCTAGATTTGTTGATCCTATTTATATGAAAACGGGCACCACAGACATACTTATGGGCAGTTCAACAGGTGCTCTTTATCACCAGGGTGTTGTATTGCCTAATTCAACACTGATAAGTCCATTGGCTAATGTGACATGGCCTTCGACGGTAGCGCTCACTTTGGTAGACACAAGCACTCCACAGGTGTTGAGCAACAAAGCCGTTACCCTAACCACGGAAAGCACAGCTACAAACCTTTCGGCGTACGGGGTCTCGGTGCTGCAAACGTGGTCTACGGCACAAGCGGTACAGTATACACTGAATGCTCCTGTTACCGGTTGCAAAAAGACCATTATCCTGAATACCACCTATCTGCCTGACAGCACTGCCATTCATACGTTCGTCTACAGCGGTTCGACGGCCATTTTCTTCTACGATGGTTCGACGGCCCTAAAGACACAACAGAAGATCGGCTTTGAACCGCCCAATTCGGCGGTGGAACTAGTAGGGTTGTCCACGGCGGCATGGATGATTGTGAATTCAGTTGGTTTAGTTGGGGCTACGTCATAAATTAAACATTCGGGAGGGGGCGTTTGCTCCCTCCTTATTTTTAAGGAGGCTTTATGTCTGATAAAAAAAGCAAGGTTTACATTGTCGGCTTTGCGCCCAGCTGGACAGAAACAAAATGGGATGATCCGGATGCCGAGATTTGGTGCCTGAATGAATTTTATAAGGTTGGTAAAACAGTTCCAGCCTTCCGGGCAGATCGCTGGTTCGAGATTCACGACAGGAGCAGTAAGAGCAAAGCAACACCAGAGCACCAGGACTTTCTTAAAAAATGTCCCTGTCCGGTCTATATGTGGAAGGAATACGAGGACATACCCAACAGTCGCCGGTTCCCGAAAGATGAAATTGTTCAGTTCTTTGAGGAAAGGGGATACAGCGGGGCCAGATATTTTACCAACTCAATTTCATGGTTTATTGCCATGGCCATCTATGAGGGGTTTAAGGAAATTTCCGTACTCGGCGTGGATATGGCCACAGATTCTGAATATCAAGCACAAAGACCATCATGTGAGTATTGGATAGGTTTGGCTGAAGGTCTTGGGATAAAGGTATATGTTCCTCAGAGCAGCGACTTACTAAAAGCCACACAATTATACGGTTTTGAATCGAACAACCAAAACCGTGCATGGATGAAAACGCAGATTGGAGAACTTGGCAAGCGCACAAATCAGTTTGCCCAACAGCAAGCGCAGGCTCAAGGGGCCGCACACCAAGCCGAAATAGCGCAGGCTGAAATCAGGGGTGCCAAACAAGCCTACCATGAAATTCTAAAACGCACACAGTAAGAGGTGATGATTCATGACAACCGTCAGAGAGGAACTTGCAAAACACGTAACTCAATCAATGATGAGCTCTTTTTTTATTGACAAGATGGGCATTATTAACGTCAAGTCTTATGGAGCAAAGGGAGATGGCGTCACCGACGACACCGCTGCTATACAAAGTGCCCTTACCGCTGCTGCCGCCTCAAAAGGTATTGTTTTTTTCCCACCAGGAACATATCTTGTAAGTGCAACTCTTACCTGGCCGCAATATGTTGATATAATTGGATCTGGTTTGTTTAATACTACAATTAAAACAGTAAATGCTATTACTTTGGTTAGCGCTTCGTATGCCGGACCTGATTATAAACAGTGGGGTAGCATGGAGAATATTAGTCTACAAGGAGCTAATATCGGCTTAATTGGACTAGATGTGCAATATAATTATCAAATGAAACTGGATCATGTTTTTTTTGGATACTTCGCCACCAATGGAGCAATGATCAACCGAACAATAATGACTAAGATGAGCCATTGTTTGTTTTTAGGTTGTGGTGATGCAACACATGGATCTTTGGAAGTAGATTACTCGACTACCTTTAACTGGGTAAGCAATTATATCAGCGGCGGCCAAATAGGACTAATGATAGATCGCACAGCATTTACTATATTTAATGGTGCGGTTGAATCCTCCGGACGGGTTTTATTGGGTTCTAAGAGTGAGGCTTCTTGGCCTACGGGTGGAACGATTATTGGTCTAGACATAGAAAACCCTGGCAACGGTAACGCTTATTTAGAAGCCGGTTACGGCTGGACAGGAACAACTGGTCAAGGAATAACCGGATTTGAATTGTTAAATTGTAGTATGCCGCCTGCAACTACTACAAGCATTCCGTATGGCATAAAAATAAAACATAGCGACGGAGCGCATTTTGCCAGGAATGCCATAGGACAACCGGGAAGCCCCACGGCCATGATTAAGTTAGAGGGCCTTACCAATTTACGGATGAGCATAACAGGTTTAAGCAGTGCTGTTTCTTATACTTACATTGAAGAAAATGGAGTAGAAAGAACAGATGCAAGGCCAGATCATCCATGGTATCAAGCTGGCGAACATTCTGTGCTGGGAAGCAAAATTTTAACGCAAAATTCAACAACTCCTGCCATAAACGGATATTCGTATGTAAAAACAAATTCAACGGCAGCAACTACTATCACCAATATGACTGGGGGAATAGATGGACAAGTTTTATATATATTTGCTACGGATAGCAATACTACATTGCAACATAATGCCGGTGGAGCGGGACAAATATTGACACAAGCCGGAGTTAATTTAGCTCTTACGATTGCTAAAGCGTATTGCTTTATTTATGATTCTTCAACTACTGCCTGGGTGCAAATATAAATTACACATGGGTGTGATTGAATTGAAAAAACAACGCTATTTTTGGTTGTTATGTTGAAGGTGTCGCCACTGCTACTGTTTTCCTTATTGGTTCAAATGCAAAAAGGACGGTTATGCATCCTGCGGCCTTAACTTCAATAGTGACTATTATAATAGACAGCGGCACAGACACAATGATTCTTTCTCCCGGTACAAAATGTCAAATACCCCTGCGAAGGAGTGTTAACGGCTGGTATGGGGAGTATTTGTTTAAACCTTAATGGCGGCGCTGGTGTCAGTATATATGTTAAGGAGTCCGGCGTTGGCAATGTCGGCTGGATAGCAAAGTAATATGCTTTAATCAACTTGATCGAGGTGATTTTAAAATGCCTAGCGTACAGCAATTACTTAATGATGTGAGAACAAGGTTGCCAGCATCAACGGCAACCTTTACTGATGGCGTGGTTATCGGCTGGATGAATGATACCCAAAATGAGATATGGCGGTATATGGCCTCTACCGAAGTATATGAATTTGAAACCATAGCCGGTCAAGCTCTCTATGTCATGGCCTCAGATATGGAGATTGACATGGTTAAATCTGTACAGGTATCTAATTCTACCGTTATTGATGGAACCGAAACATATGCTACCTATGATTACGCTGGCCCTGACGATACCTTGTCAGGAAATAGATTTTATGATGCCTTGGGGCAAATCGGTCTTTATCCCGCACCAAGCTCTGATACTGGCAATGGGTATAGCGTTAAGGTTACATACGAAGAGTCCCCGGTTCAATTAAGCACTAACACGCTGACAACCATACCCAGCGTTAATGATGAATACCAGGACATTTTGAAGTGGAGAGCCTGCCGGGATATTGCCGGAAGTGGTAATAATCCTGATACTATGCTTATATCCCTCTATCAGGGCTTATATGACAAACTGTTTAGACGCATAAAGATGGACTACAACAAGCGCAAGGCTGCCAATCCAAGGAATACATGCCCACGATCTGAGGGGTGGTATAATGGCTAGTGAAAATTCAAAAAAAATAACTTATTCAGACCTGGGCGGCGGAGTAAATAATGGCTTAGTTGCTGCTCACAAGATAGCTGACAATGAAGCACGGTCAATGTCAAACCTTGCCTCGTATGATCAGCCAATACTCGAAACAATTTATCCAAAGCAGCAACTTGGAGTCAGCTTCTCCAGTTCTGTTGATTTATTGGCTATACATGGCCCGTATACTTTATGTGCTATTAGTGGAGACGGTTTTTATACATGGGGTGGTTCTGCATGGTCTACGGCTTTGTCTACATCAGTAACAGGATCCATATATAGCGCATGTAATTTTATGGATAACCTTGTAATTGGTTCAAATTCTACCAACCCACTCCAACTATTTAACGGCACTGCCGTTACCCCTGCTTCGACTAATTCTCCTCATGCGCCATATATAACGCAAACAGCAAACAGAGTATATGCCTGTGGTCATAATAGCTATGATGTAAAGTTTTGCGCCCTGAGGGATGTGAATGATTGGACGACTGCGGGAGACGCGGGAGCAGGAACTATTACCATTGAAGCTCCTTCAGGCGAATCTAATACGGGGATTGGTGCGTTAACAACGGGCAGAATTGTTGTTTTTAAACATACGTCATTCCATGAACTATACGGTACTGGCCCGATTAATTATACCGTTGTGGATAGGTATTATGGCATTGGCTGTGCCGCACATAAAACAATAGCGAATGTCAACGGTTGGCTTTATTGGCTTGGTTTCGACGGGGTTTATAGGTGGAATGGCGGTATGCCCCAAAAAATAAGCGATAAAATAAAAAACCTCCTTCCCAACGTTGTAATTGGAACATTATATTATGATCATTGTGCCGGGACTGACGGACGTTATTACTATTTATCTCTCGCCGCTAATAAAATTTTGGCTTTTGACACTTTCACAGACACCTGGTGGGGACCATGGAATTATACTGAAGATGCTTATACTTTTGCAAGACTGGGAGGAACCGCATCAAAAGGATTTTATATGGGGACTGCAGGTGGCGGAGTTTTCCGTCTTGATAATTCATCTTCGACGGGGACAGTTTCATGGGAATGGATTTCTAAATCTGATTTTGGTAATTCCTTTGCAAGGCTAGAGAGTGTTTCAAATATCGATGTAACAGCAGAGGTTTTCACCGGGGCAACATTAAACGTCTCTTTCTCAAACAGGTTTAAAGATGTTGGAGATGCTGGAGACTGGACAGTGGTTAAAACAGTTTCAACTACCGGCTTGCAATCAGTTGATATTCCATTGCCAGTTATTGCCCCACATGAATTTCACAGAATTAAGTATTCTGGGAGTGGAAAAGTAAATATTTATGGAATTGATAAAAAACTGAGAGAGGGAGTGTAAAATGGCTATTCCAGGTTTTATTTCTCCAGTTGGCCTGTCAAATACAGAAGAATTAATAACATATTTAAATGAACTGGTTAGCGAATTACAGTTCACTCTCTCTAAGCTTGATCATCAAAACATCAACGTGCTTAACTATGTTCCGCTTAAGAGTGATGCCAGTCTGGGCAATGCAACTCCGCAGGCTGGTTGGGTAAGAGCTATTCAATCAAGTGGTATAACAAATTTACAATATTACAGTACAGCATGGATTACATTAATGAAGTTTTCAACGGCCTATCAAACAAATAGCGCAGGAGGTCATAATCATGCAGTAAGCATAGGAAACCACACGCATGAATACGTTTGGCCTGACGCAACAACTCATACTACTGTAGCCTCTGGTTCTACATCAATAACAACGGCAACAACCGGAGCGCATACTCATATTTTGATAACTACCTAAGGGGGGTGGGTGATAAATGGCTGCAAATCCTTACGATGAACATATTCAATACTTTGGCGGTCCAGAGTCCTACGCTGCCGCAATTAGTAAGAGAGAGAAATTAGGAGAAACCTTGTCTGACCCGGTGGCGGCGACTGCGTTTAAGGCCGGAAACCCTCAATATTTTAAGGCCGCAGCTCCCGTCCAACCAGCCCAGCCAACACAAAGGCAACAGTATCAAACAACGCAAAACGACATACTTTCACAGTTGAGAACAAGGGCAACGGCCCCCCAGGATGTTACAAAAACACCTTATTACAAGTCAAGCCTTGAAGCAGTAAACCAGGGGGCCGACCTTGCCGCTAGAAATTCAATGGAGGCAATGAACTCTCGAAACATCCTTAATTCAACCGTTACGACAGACAGGGACGCACAGATACGTCAACAGGCCATGACGCAGTCCTTGCCAGGAATCATTGAAAAGGCTTACGGCATGCAGCAGGGTGAGTTTAATAATTTGCTTGGAGTGTTAAATGCATATTCTGGCCTTGAGGGCGAGCAGTACACCAGGGAACGCCAGGTGGAGCAAGACCGCTTAACAGCCGAGAATACAAAGATTGAACGGGAGCAGAAAAAACTTGATAGCGCATGGAACCGAGTTAAAAACATCGGCTATGTGGATAATATTGCTTCTATCTCACTGGGTATTCCGGTGGGCACTTTATCGTCTGAAGCGGCAAATGCTGTGGAGGATAGGAGTAATCGGCTACAGATCGCTAGAGAGCAAAATGCTGCGTCGATGGCACAGACTCAGTATACACAGGGACAGATTAATTCAAGACAACAAAATACAGACAGTGATGATTACAAACAAGCCATAGCTTTTGCGCAGAAAGATCCGAGATGGGGATATGTAGAAACTGTAAGTGAAAGAAACGAAATTGTGTCAGAATATCTTAATATGTTGAGCGGTGGTACGGGCAATTCGTCAACACAGGAAAACGCTGAGCCTACAGATGTAGATTTATTTAATGAGGCCATGCCCCAATATATTAATGCCGTTAATTCTGGAACCTCACTAAAGAAAGTATACGAGGAAATAGACGGACTTATGAACGGTGGAAAAATATCTAATAATCTTGGCGAAATAATGAAAGCAAAGCTAAACGAACAGTTTGAGTAATGCCGCAGATAGGTGGTGAATTAGATGGCTATATGGAGTCCAGGAAATAAACAAAATAATATTCCAACTATATGGAACCCCCAAAAAAAGTCTAACCCCGTTGCGACACGCCCCACGCTAGACCCTAATGCATTGGTCAGCCAGGGCATTTTTGATTCGGTGGAACCGACCAGTGCGCCCCCGGTACGGTCTATACCGCAACAGCTTTCCCGTGCCGTGGACATTAACCTTGACAATGCCCTTAAAGGTGTATCGGCTGGCTTCTTGGGTAAGGGTGGCGGCCTAGAGCAGGGAATATCAAAATTAACCGGGGGTAGATTTCAACCCTTTGTCCCAACTCAGCCTGAAACATTGTCGGAAAAAGTCTTGGCTGCGGGCAGCGAATTGGGCGGGGCAGGGTTGCCCATCGGTAGAGGCATATCTATAGCCAAGGAAGCGTTGCCGGCTGGCCGGGGCATACTTTCCAAACTTGCGCCAGCCTCCGCAGCCGTGGGTGGCTATGAAGGCGTTCGCGCTATTAATGAGGGCGAATCTCCTCAAGGGGTGGCAAAAAGTGCGGCCATCGGGGCCGGGGTAGGCGCAGGTGGTGAGTTTGCTTTTATGGGTGCAAAAGCAGGATTGTCTAAACTAATGAGAAGCGGGGCATCAAGAAAAGCTGAGAAGGATGCTTTTGATACTGGAATGGATATTGGGGACCAGATAAAGAGTTCTCGACCTTTACCTCCCGGCATCAGCCCGGCAAGCCTTGAACTTCCTAGCACCATTGAGACAATCACGGCAAAAACCGACAGGGAGTCATTGTTGCAGAGGTTTGCCCCAGTTAATGTGGCTAATAAGATAAAAATTCTCTATTATAAAACGGTGGATGGCCGCAACAGATTAAATGACGTTGATAAACTGTATGCAAAAAACACCGGCAAAAACCTGTCAGCCAATGAGCGGACCTTTATTTTGGCCCATAATACCAGTAACGCCGAAACCATAGCAGAGCATGTGCTAACCAAAGGTTTGGTTGACTCTAAAGGCAATATTGTAGGCAATTCTTTAATGGAGATAGTTAAAAAGGTGCCAAAAGGGGGATGGCGCAAGTTTGAGGACTACCTAAAGCTGAAGCATTTCAAATCATGGGAAGCGCAGGGCATGGAAGTCTACCCTAAAGCTCTAAACATGAATGAAATTCTGGCCAATAAAAAGGTTGCACGATACGACCTTACTCATCCGTGGATGGCCCAGGCAGCGCAGGATTACACCAAATGGATCAAGGACTTTGGCGAAAAGTGGGCTGTTGACACTGGCATGATCTCAAAAGCACAATGGCAAGCCATGAGGCAGCAGTACCAGGATTATATTCCCATGCAACGTCTTTTAGACGATGTTGAAATGGGCGTTACCGGTGCCACGGGCGCCCGTAGTTCTTTTGTAGATCAACCTAACCCTATTAAGAGCGCACAGGGATCAGAACGCAAAACTATTGAGTCTCTGGAAACTCTTATCGAACGGGTACCGTCCTACATTAAAGCAGCAAAGCGCAACGAGGTTGCTCAGCGTCTCATTTCGATGATGCGCAAAGACCCTGAAGGTATGAGGGTGTTCGGTGAATTGGTTGACCCCAAAACGACCAACCTTAGCATGAATAACATCGTTGCCGCCAGGGTAAATGGTGAACGAGTAAATGTACGGATTAACGACCTGCCATTACTGGAGGCGTTAACCAATCTTTCAACCCCGGCACAGAACATGGTTGTTGAGGGTGTCAGATCCATAACCAGTAAAATGAAACTACTAACGACTGGCATCAACCCTATATTCAGCCTTGGTCGCAACATAGTACGTGACTTGCCAATGTCCTATGTGGCGTCAAAATCAACCAATAACCCTGCTACATGGGCCAGGGACATTGTCGGATCATTGGTTGACATTGTCGGCAATAGGGCTGCGGCAAAGTCATATAGGGCAATGGGCGGTGGACATGCTACCGCTGTGAGTGCTGATGTTAATCTTTTGCGCACCACTAAGGCAAAGATAACCCCGGGTTATTACGATTTAAGCAACATCAAGAATCCCGTAGAATACGCCAGAAGAATTTTAAACATTCCATTTACCGCTTTAGAGCGCATAGCAGATGTAACAGAAACACTGCCCAGGTTAGGCGAGTACCGGCGCATCTTAAGGCAAGAGGGCGACACTTACGCAACCAGAAGTAAGGCCCTGTTTGAATCCAAAGATATAACGGTTAACTTCTCTAAAACAAGATCGGCCGAAATATCAAATTTCCTGGATGCTTTTGTAATCTATTTCGGAGCGGCCATTCAGGGTATTGATAAATTCGGGCGGACATACAAGGATAGGCCCCTTGCGGCAATTGCTAAAACCTTTGCCGCTGTGACCGTACCCACGTTAACCCTGTATACCATGAACCACGACAACCCGAACTATCAAAAACTAAGCAACTGGGTAAAAGACACAAACTTTTGCATTCCCTTACCCGATGGCACATTCTTAAAGCTGCCAAAACCAAGAGAGGGCGGGGTAATATTTGGTGCGTTGGTTGAAAGGATGTTGCGGCAGTTTAAAGATCTTGATCCTGATGCTTTCTATAAGTTTGCAGACAGTATCAAAGTCAGCTTCGTGCCTCCCAATCCATTGCGCGACAACATAGCCAGTCCAATAATAACAGATATACCAGCAAACAAGGACTTTGTCAACAGGCCGATTGTACCGGGCTATATGGAAAACATGAGTCCTGGACAGCAGTATGATGAAAAGACAAGTAAAATATCCAAGGCCATTGGGCAAAGGTTCAACGTGTCTCCAAAACAGATTGATTATATTGCAAGCTCTTACCTGGGAATTATCGGCCAAGTTGGCATTCCGGCAACATCCGAAGGCTCTTTTAAGGATGCGCTTGCTCGTATGTTTACGGCGGACCCGGCGTATAGCCAAGATGTAACACAAAAATTCTATGACCGCAAGAAGGAACTGGACACTATACGGGCTGATACGAAACAGACTGGTGGCACTCTGGAAACCCAGGACGAGAGAATGCGGAAGCTGTACGGTAAGGTGGCTGATTTGATTGGTGACAATCGAATAGTTATGAGGGAAATCGAAAAGTCGGACATGGGTGCGGCTGAGAAAAGGGCCAAGCTACGCGAAATGCAACTCAAAACCGTAGCACTGGCAAGCATTGTGAGTCAGCCCGTGGAAGCACAAATGAAGGTTTACGATGAGTTAAAAAGGAAGGGGTTTGTTGTAGAGGAAAAGCCAAAGTCACAACTGAAGCTAAATACGGAGAAAAAGAATCAACTACAGCGCAGCGATAAGGCTTCTGGAATTATCCTGCGCTAATTTTTTCTTTGCTCTTTTTTCTCATACCACCAAACAAATGATGCGGCTGCCGGGACAACTACGAGCCAAAAGGTAAGCCATGCGAAGTCTAAAAAGTTGTTCCATGGCGGGAATATGAATCCGATTGCAGCGGAAAAGACAATAAGTCCAAAGAAGTATTTCAAGTTACAATCTCTCCTTTTAATGGCAGCAGGCTCCGCGGGGGTGGCCCTACGGAGTTTTACGGTGCGCTACCACCGTCCTGCACTTTTAACAATATCACAAAAGCCTGTAAAAAGGGCAATGGAAAGTTGACACTTTGGAAACTGAGAAAAAAGTACCAGGGGGTGGTTACTTGTCCGGAGAAGATGTTACCCGGGAGAAAGCCGATCAGTTAAGAAAAGATTTTGATACTCACGAAATAAAACAAAGTGAGGAGCAGGTAAGGGTGTGGAAAGCAATTGACGACCTGAGGAACCGCCTACCGAATTGGGCGGTTTTAGTTATTTCCTTGCTTATGGCGGTGTGCGGATGGATGGGAAGTTCATTGAGAGGATGATTCGATGAGAAAAATTATAGTAATTGACCAGGGCCACGGAGGAAAAGACCCCGGCGCAACTGGCAACAACCTTGTGGAATCCGATCTTACTGGGCAGCTGGGCGAAATAGTCAAACGTCAACTCTCCGGCCATGAGGCAGAAGTCCTATTAGCCCCTCGAGGAACTTTATCAGAGCGTACAGCCTTCGCTAATCAGGTGGGGGCTGATTTGTTTGTAAGTCTCCATGTAAATGCATCACCTGGCGGCACAGGGTACGAGTCCCACATTTACACGCACCCATCAGAGCAGACGGTAAAAATCGGTGAGGCAGTACATAAAGTCATGGCCGACTTTTATAAACAGGCCGGATTTAAGGACCGTGGACTGAAACGCTCAAATTTTGCAGTCCTGCGAGAGACAAATATGCCTGCTGTACTCCTTGAGAACCTTTTTATTGACTCTGTGCAGGATGCCAATTTCTTGGCTTTAAATTTGCACGCTATAGGCAACGAAATAGCTTATGCCCTTGTGGTAGCCCTTAAATTACAGGCAAAGCCCCCTGAGGTGGCAAAACAGGACTGCGAGACATGCCCAAAGCTAAACAAACTGTTCGCAGAAAATCAGAGGATGAAAAACGCACTGGCCAACATTTCTATCAGCACCGCGGAGTATGTGATCAAGTAAGGGGGGTGATCCCCATGAGGCCAAAAAGTACGATGAACCGGTAAAAATAAATTTATCAAGGAGGAAAAGAAAAGTGGAAGATAACAAAGCATGGTGGCAGTCAAAGACAATTTGGGGTAGCTTTATTACCCTCATTGCAGTTGGGTTATCTTTAGGAGGGATTGTCATAACCCACGAAGAGCAGGAATATATAACTGAAGCTATTTTGGTGGTAATAACGGGCATAGGCGGCATCCTGTCTCTTGTTGGCAGACTGAGGGCTGAGAAGAAGATTGGGAAATAGGCAAGCTCATTTTGCCTGTTTTTGTCCCCTAAAATAGATTCAAACCCTTTATTGACAAGGAATATAGGGGGTGCTCATAAACGAACCAACCCCCACCTTTCGGTGAGGGCCGGTGGCTCAGTTTATTCTAAACAGTCGTCCGCTACTATTATTATATATGTAATTCAAAAACAAATAAAGGTATTTTGACGTCAATACAGTATATACTATAAATAAATAGACAAGGACGCATATAGCGCCCCTGCCTAACTCGCCCAAGCCTATGCCTTCAGAGCCGACACTCTGAGGGTTTTTGCTTTTTGGGCTTCCTGGCAACCCTGCCCATAGACGCAATAATTGCAGTCCGGTAGAGCGGGGGTGCTGCCGCATTTAGTCTGCGGCGCGGAGAGCACGACAAAAACCGTCATGGCCTTTCACCTCCCTTCCAGGGGTACGGAACATAGATAACCCCTTGCCACAGATTGCAATGTTCGTACTCTCAAGAAAGGTAAAGGTGATGCTCCTCGCAATGCTCAAACGAGTAAATCTATATTTCTATTGTTTTCTAAAAATTCCTTCATTTATGAAAAATATTTCACCCCTGCTACGGCGGGGGTTATTTTTTTGGCTTGACATGTACGCATAAATTGCGTACAATATATATGAGGTGATAGTATGGATGACAGAATACATCTTCGCATAGACACAGCAACTAAACAAAGAATAATTAAGGCGGCAGAAAGACAAAAGACACAGTTGTCAACGTGGATTAGGCAGGCGTGTTTGAGGGAGTTAAAAAGGCAAGAAAGGCGAGAGAAGGAGAGTAAATAAAATGAAAATTATAAAATTAGTCTATAGCGAAAAAGGCAAGCACTATTATGTAATGTTCGATGAAGTACCTGAACTCACATATGAAAAAACAGGAGGAAGTTATGTCGGCTCTGCTGTTGATTCAAATGGTAATATAATTGCGAGTCAATACTTGAAATATCAAAGTTACGGGGACGCTTTTGCTGGCAGAGAACTTATATTGAATATGAAAGATGGCAGTATAGAAAAGATAAAAGATCACTGGTTTGATCATGGTTCATATAAAGAACATGGTGAATTTATTGGTATTGGAACTGGAACATTAAAGAAATTACAAAGATGTTTTGTTTTCTTTAGTTACAACATAAACAAAGAAACATTCTTTAAAATGGTTGAGGACTATTTAACAAGAGACAGGTTATATGAATACAGAGAATTGGAGGAATGGGCCAAACTTCAATATGATTGGTATGATGTTATAGTAAACGGTAAGTATATTCCTTACATGATGAATGAATACGGAGATATGGTTGAGAAGGAGAGCAAAAAAAGAGTTTTTTCAAGGCACAATGTATGCAAAAAGGTGAACGGGAAATATAAGACCTATACATACTTCAAATTTTCGTATAGAGACAACAACAGACTCATAAAAATTGAAGCAAATTATCTGGAAACACTAAAAGCAATTTTGCCATTTTCAGAAGAAAAAATAAAGGAAAAATGCGATCTGAAATGTGGATAGTGGTGAGAAATTATTAAAGACTACCGCAAAACCCAGGGGAAGGGGTGAAATTATGAAGCAGAGAATTGATGTGTCTCAACTCCAAGAACTGAACCCGGAGCAGCAGGATAGGTTAAGGGAGTGGTGGAGGCCGGAAAAATATCACCTATTTGTGGTTGGTAAAGGGAAAAGCGTTTATACCGTCAAGAGTTTCAAGGGTGACAAAATATGTGACGGCGAGCGAGTTAACAGAAAGAGAGATGGATATTACAACGACTTAAGCAAACAGGCCAGTTACAAATATAAGGCCAACTGCCTCCCCCTTCTCTCCATCGGCCAGTGCATTGAACTGCTTGCCGAAAAAGACATGATTCATCTGGAAAGTGTTTTTGCAAAAGTCAGCCATGGGATATTGTCACCTGATGAAATTTTAGACGCACTTTTTGAAGCACTAAAATCAGTCCTGTGAGGGCAGGAAGGAGGCCGGGGAATGAGCTGTCAATTATACATACGCCAGTTAGATGATGGTAGGTGGGGCATAGCAGAGGTCGAATTTCATTTTAGCCTCGAGCACGGAGAAGATGTTGGGGAAGTGGTTGACTTTCGGATACAGGACGAGAAACCGGAATTCTTAGAGGAAGATATTATTTACAAGTCTTACCCTGCCTAGCAGGGTTTATTTTTGCCCCTGGTGGGTTTTATCATGTTGGTGAGGTACAACGATATGATCCAGGCTTCATATTTTTGCCCCTGGCCGGAGAAAGTCTGTTCGGCGGTGTGGTTGGGTGGGGAATTAAAAGCTGGTGCCCAAATGGTGCCCGTGGTGCCCTGGAAGGGGTATAAATTTGTTGCATAGGGCGATTGTGGATAATGACAATATCCTACAGTATCAAGGGATAGTAAATATATCAAGGGGGTGCCGGTGAGGATGCCATCAGCTTCCCAAGCTGAGGGTTGACGGTTCGATCCCGTTCACCCGCTCCAGTAATATCAAGCCCTTCAGGGATTTTCAAAATCCTCTGGAGGGTTTTTTGGTGCCCGATTGGTGCCCGAGTTATCTTTTTCCGTGGTGCCCGGACTAAAAAGATGGTCAAGTTTATCCACTGCAATACGCTTCATCTTCTCGACAACGTGAGAATAAATATCTGCGGTGGTGCCGATCTTTGAGTGCCCCAATAGTTCCTGTGTTACTCTCATATCCTCCCCCAACTCCAAGAGCCTGGTGGCGAAGGTATGGCGAAGGGAATGAGGGCTTACATCGTTCATTTTCAGGTCCGTCCGTATGGACTCAAGCACTCTATTGAAGTTTCTCGGCCAGATATAGGTGCCAGCCCTACTGGGAAACAGGGGGCTGTCCAGCTGGTAAAAACCGTCCTCAGAGTATTGGCATCTACTAGAATAAGGGCAATCCTTACATGCCTTTGTTGCTTTTTCATGGTGCCCCCGCAATGCCTTTACTACTACTTTTTGTAATGGTACAATCCGGCTGCCCTTCTTCGTCTTTGGCTTCTCCTCAATTATTCCTAGTCCCTTGACACTTACTATTCCTCTTTTCACATGTAGATATTTCCCCTCCAGGTTTACGTCCTGCCAGTGCAGTCCCAGGAGTTCCCCTCGGCGCAGGCCTGTCCCGAGCAGGGTTATAAACGCCGGTCCCAGGGGGTGCTTTAAAAGCTCCTCTAAAAACCTGTCCTGTTCCTCTGGTGTCAGTGCCCTTGCCTCCTTGTATCTCAGAGGTGGCTTTGTGGTGGCCTCTGTTGCGTTGGTCTGCACCAGCTTGTTTTTGATGGCTTGCTTTATGGCCCCGTTTAGCAACTGGTGGACCTGGTGCACCACCCGGGAAGATTTCCCCTTTGCTTCAATGGAATTGTATAATTGCTGCAGGTGTTCCGGGCGTAGCTTCTGAAGCGTAATTTGGCCCACAGAGGGCTTAATAAAGTAATTGGTATGCCAGACATACAGCGCATAAGTATTCGGGCGCAGAGACTTCTTTTTATAATCCTGCAACCATGTATCCATCCACTCACTGACTGTTATTTTGGCCGGCTCAAGGTACGTACCGTGCTCCAGTTCCGCGATAAGCAGAGATTTTATATGCTCAGCCTCAGAACGGCGGCCATTGTGATAGCGGATAATACGCCGCCGGTTGCCGGTGGATGGATCCTTACCGCCCTCCACAATTATCTTGTAGCGGCGGTTTTTAATTATTTCTTCAATATGTCCTGGCATGGTGTCACCTCAATTAGTCTTTTTCCTGAACTTAAGATTTGTCTCATTTTCTTTTATTTGAATACCGGTCAGCTGCCAACTATCGTCAATCATTTTCGAAAAATCACATTTTTCTTCATAATCAACTATCAGCGTTTTATATTCATAATATGCAGCGGGACTACCACTGCTAGGTTGCGGTCTTGGTTCGTGTGGAATAAACAAATATGCAATAGCAATTACGCAGATAGTAAAAACAAAAACAATAGACGCGATAAAGATCGTGGCACCATCTGTAAATTTAATATTTCCTTTAGATTTATCTTCCATACAATACCTCCCTGTAGTTATTTTTTAAAACAAAGAACCTCACAGAGCTTTTCTGCGAGGTTCTCTTTATGTCTCACGCCTAACGCCCGGGAGACTCGGGCGGGAGGGTTTTATTTAAGTCGGCGGTAGCTCCAAACCGACCTTATGTTATTTTTCGCTATTCAGATGGTTGTCTTGCTTCAAATCAAGATGACTCTCTATTATCTCCAGAATCTTTTTATTAGATAGGGACGCATTTATGAGAAGTATTCCGCCATTGCAAAAGTACTCCACCGCCAACTCTTCACTGATACAAACGCACTTTAACACTTTGCTTCCCCCCTACACGATATTCCGCCACTAGGCGGTACTACCATTGTAGGAAAAATGTTACATAATGAAAAGTCAGAATTTTCCTAAAATCTATTGGGACTTATTTCCTTTTCGCTGAATGTTTTTCTATCGTTTTAAGGCGATTAGCTATCTTTAAATAGCGATCTATGGCCTTATACATCTCCTTCGTTGCCTCTTCCAATTCTCTTAATATCTCATGATCTACGACTTGGTTGGATTCGGGATCGTCTGAGTTACCAAGAAGGTAGTCGGTGGAGACATTAAAATACTCGGCAAACATTTTTAATATATCATAGTCTGGCTGCCTCTTGCCTTGCTCGTAGTTGGCAATTTGTCCTCTTGTTAAATTAAGCAATTTGGCTAATTCATACTGACTAATTTTTTTGTTTTTTCTTAATAACACTAAACGCTTTTCAAACATTTTTACACCTCGCTTCTTGTATTATAAGAAACATTCAGTTTCCACGCCATACCGGAAACAAAAAGTTTCAAAATAGTATTGACAGAAACATAATGTTTCTATACAATAACAATTAGGCAGAAACATTACGTTTCTATATGAAAGAGGTGAGATGGTTGGCCAAAAGGATAACACTAATAAAATTGCGGGGTGTCAAGTCTAGGCAATGCGTTGCCAGAGACCTTGAGATAACCCCACAGATGCTAGGTGCAATTGAAAGAGGTGATAGAACTCCATCTTTACCTCTGGCAAAAAAAATTGCTGATTATTATAGAGTCAAGGTAGACAAAATTTTTTTTGACAACAAAGGAAACAATATGTGTCCTACCGGTACCGAATCCTAACGAAGGGAGTTGAGTTAGTTGAATGACCGTCTTGCCTACACCGCCGGCGAAACAGCCTCCATGCTGGGTGTCTCCGTAATGACCGTGTACCGCATGGTGGAAAATGGCACTCTGCCG